CAGCTCAGGCGGCACCCTGATCAATATGCCGTTCTGGAAAGACCTGACCGGCGTTGATGAGGTGCTGACCGACAGCGGCGCACTGACCCCTGCCAAGATCACTGCAGGGCAAGACAAAGCCGTGCTGCTGATGCGCGGTAAGGCGTGGTCGGTCAACGACTTGGCCAAGGCTCTCTCGGGCGATGATCCGATGGGCGCGATTGCTGATCTGGTCGCCGCCTACTGGGCGCGCCGCTATCAGGCTGTCGGTCTGTCCGCGCTGGCTGGCGTGTTCGCCAAGAACGTTTCCGCTAACAGCGGCGACATGATTGCAGACGTGTCGGTCCCGCTGCTGGCTAACGTCACGGCTGATACCAAGTTCAGCGCTGATGCGTTTGTTGACGGCCAAGCGACCTTTGGTGACGTGATCGGCGCCATCTCCGGCATCGCGGTCCATCCGACCGTTTACCACAACCTGAAGAAGATCGACGGCATCTCCTTCGAGAAGGAAAGTCAGGGCGCTCTGGAAATCGAGACCTATCGCGGCCTTCGCATCATCGTTGATCGGACCATGCCCGTTACTGCAGGCGATGCCACGAACGCGCCTAAGTACACCTCCTACCTGTTCGGTAGCGGTGCGCTGGGCATGGGGCAAGGCGGCGCCCCGGTGCCGAGCGAGACTGATCGTGATTCTCTGGCTGGCGAGGACATCCTCATCACCCGCAGCCACTTCCTGATGCACCCGCGTGGCGTGGCCTTCACCAGCGCAAGCGTAGCCGGCTCAAGCCCTACCAACGCTGAGCTGCAGAACGCCGCCAACTGGAGCCGCGTCTACGAGCGCGGCAACGTGCGCATGGCCGCAGTCATCACCAACGGCTAAGGAATAGGGGGCTTCGGCCCCCGTTTCTCTGGAGAGAATCATGGGACTTGCAGCATTTAACCGAATGCGCCGCGAACAAGGCGAGAAGGCCAAAGAGCCCGAGCAAAGCGACACCCCAACGAATTCAGCTGAGCCGGCAAAGCCTGCTCGCAAGCCGAAGGCCAAGTAAATGACCGACTACATCACTACCGCGCAGGTAGACGCGCTGCTCGGTGCAGGCTGGGCCGGTACTGGCGACCCTGCTCGCGCGGTGCTGATGGCCAATACATGGCTTAGCGCAAAGCCGCTGCCAGCGTTCGAAGAGGTTCCTGCTGCGGTTGTACAGGCCGGGGCGGAGATCGCACGCGAGGCGGCATCAGGGGCGCTTTACGGGGCATCCGAAACCGGAGTGCTGAGCAAGTCGGTAGAGGCGGGTGGCGTGTCGAGCAGCAAGACGTTCTCAGCTACCGCTCGCACCGTGACCGCTGGCGAGTCGTTCGCGATGGCATTGCTGGCCCCTTATCTGTCTGCCGGTCAAGTCCGGCTTGTGAGGGGCTGACATGGGCCTACGCGATGACTTGAGCAGAGACATTGCCGAGGCGTTCGACACTGACCTGTCGGACGCTGTGCGCGCCTTCACGGCCTCACATGCGGACGAAGCGGTCTATGACCCGGAAACGGGCAAGATGACCGCGACGGATCTGCCCTATACGGGGCGCGGCGTGTTCAGCGGTTACCGGCTCGACCAGATAGACGGCACGCTGATTCAGGCGACCGACCTTCAGTTGCTGGCCCTGCAAACGGAAGTCACGCGAGCGCCTGAGATGGGCGACACGCTAGACGGAATGCAGGTCGTGCGCGTCGAGCAAGATCCGGCCGGCGCAACGTGGTCTGTCCAGCTGAGGAAATAACATGGCATTCGCGCTTGATCTGTCCAAGTTCATCGAGAAGGCCCAAGGCAACGCCGAGACGGTCGTGCGCAAGGTCGGCATCGATATGCTCGCCAAGGTCGTTGACCGCTCCCCGGTTGGCAATCCTGATCTGTGGGCGGTGAACGCCACCGCCAGCCAGTACAACAACGCTGTCAACGAGTGGAATGCCACGCTGCGGGATGACTCGACAAACCTGACCGCCAACGGTCGACTGAGGCGCGGGCTTAAGGTCAACGACGGGATGGATATCAAGGCGCCGGACGGTTATGTCGGCGGCAGATTCCGAGGTAACTGGCAAGCTGCCTTCGACTCACGGCCGGAGGATGAAATCAGCCGCGTCGACGCTAACGGCGCAGCGACAAAGGCGGCCGGGAAGGCGCTGTTCAATAGCTACACATCCGACGTTAAGTCGATCTGGTTGGTGAACAACGTCCCTTATGCCTATCGCCTTGAGACGGGATATTCAACCCAGTCGCCGCAAGGCATGGCGGGCATCACAGCCGCTGAGTTTCAAACATACGTCAACCAGGCAGTGCGGGAGCTGGATACATGAGCAACAAGCTGATTCGCAGCCTGCTACAGAGCCGCCTGAATGCGTGGGCGACTGCTAAGCCGATTCCGGTTGCGTGGGACAACGTGAAGTTCACCCCGCCGACCGGCTCGTACATCCGCGCAAGCCTGTTGCCGGCTGACACGCAGAGCATCGATCTAGAGGGCGCCCATCGCGGCTACATGGGACTGTTCCAGCTGTCGGTGCATGTACCGCTAGGCAATGGCCCGAACACGGCTGAGACGCTGGCGGATGAGCTATCCGAGCTATTCCCCATGGCGCTACGGCTTGAGTCCGGCGCGTTTTGGGTCCAGATCACGTCGCCCTGCAGCCAGTACCCCGGCCTGACAGGCGACACGCATTACATGGTGCCCGTCCGGTTCAAGTACCGAGCCGACACCTAACACCAACCCAAGACATCAAGGCCCGCCACTGAGCGGGCTTTTTTGTGGCCGCAAATAACCATTTCCCCCAGGAGAGACACCCATGGCGTTCCAAATACCAGACGGCACAACCATCCACCTCGGCACCACCTTCGGCACTTCTGTTGCTATCACTGGCATCAGCAACGCCGCTACCGCAGTCGTCACCGCAACCGCTCACGGCTTCCTTGACGGCGACATTATCGTCCTGAAGTCCGGCTGGCAGCGCATCAACGAGCGCGTGTTCCGCGTGGCTGCGTCGGCTTCCGGCACCTTCCAGCTCGAAGGCCTGGACACCAGCGACACTTCAGCCTTTCCGGTCGGCACGTCCAGCGGTTCGGCCATGAAGGTGACTGCCTTCACGCAGGTCAGCCAGATCATCGGCATCAGCACTTCGGGCGGTGAACAGCAGTTCGCCACCGTATCCCCGCTGGAATCCGATTTTGAGATCCAGATCCCGACCATGTACTCGGCTCAGTCGATCTCCATGGAGATTGGCGATGACCCGTCCCTGGCTGGCTATCAGGCGCTGAAGAAAGCCGCCGATGCTCGCGCCATTCGCCCGCTGCTGATGCAGAACAAGAACGGCTCGAAAATCTACTACTACGGCTACGTCTCCCTGAACGAGACGCCGACTAAGAACAAGGGCCAGGTCGACACCGTGAACAGCTCGTTCTCGCTGCTGTCGCGCCCGACCCGCTACGCCGCTTAACCGTACAGCCATCTCGCAGAACTGCTGCAAAGGGCGCTGGAGACGTTCTGGCGCCCTCTTTTTACCTGATCGAATCCCAATAGAGGAAACACACCATGGCCAAGTTCAAACTCGCTGTTGCCCCGACCTTCAAAGCCAAAGTCGGCATCCCGGTTCACGGCGGCGAAACCGTAGAGCTGTCGTTCGAATTCAAGCACCGCACCCGCGACCAGCTGTCCGAGCTGATGAAGGGCATCGAGAAGCGCAAGGATGTCGATCTGATGGAAGACGTGCTGGCGGGCTGGGAGCTGGACGATCCGTTCAATAAGGAATCGATCGATCTGCTGTGCCAGAACTTCGTTGGCGCCCCGCGTGAAATTCTCGGCACGTACATCACCGAGATTACCCAGGCACGCCGGGGAAACTGATCGCTGCGGCTCGTGCCTTGTACCAGGGTACGGCCGCTGACGATGAAATGGAGGCGTTCGGGTTCACGGCTGAAGACTTCGAGGTTGAGGTTGAAATCTGGCCGGACAACTGGGGCGCCTTCGAGGTATTCGCCGCCATGCAAACCCAGTGGCGTTCGGGCATGTCCGGCGCGACCGGGCTTGATTACTCGGTGATTGAGCCCGTCATGCGCCTGCAGGGCATCAAGAAGCGCGATCAGACGGACGTATTTGCCGGGGTGCGCGTCATGGAGATCGCAGCGCTTGAGGTGATGCGGTCGAAGTGAGTAGAGATGCGGAAATGCTGCCGGGCTGGTAGCGTACGCCCACAGCAAGGAGGGCGTCATGGCGACCAAGCAGCATACCCGCAAGTATTCGCAACATCAGGGCGCGGTCAAAGCCGAATCGCTGGAGGTCAAGAAAGGCGATGACGGCAAATATCGAGTGGCCAACAAGGACGCCGGCGTTCTGTCTGTCGAAGAGGCTCAGCGGAAATTCACCGAAGCCGTAGAGCAGGCCAGGGCGGCTCAGGAAAAGTGGATCGAACAGTTCGGTCCGCCTGCTGGATGGGTTCGCGTGGATCAAGTAGACGACCCAGCTGTCGAACCTCATACTGAGGCCAACCCCAGCGCTAAACAGGAGGCGCCAATGAGTGATTCAGTGTCGCATTCCGAACTAGATGCAAAGTTGGAGACTGCCGCAGTCCGTATGGATCTTCGGCTGGCTCAGTTCGATAAGGATATGAGGGGTGTCGTTGGCGAGATGCGCCAAGAGATGAACGAGTTCCGCCTCGAAATCCAGCCGCTCAAGAACATGAAAGCGAGCATTTGGGGCTCTACCGCCGTAATTGTCGGCGCGATATTCGCAGCTGTAGCGCTGGCATTCGGCGCCTTCGACTCTGGCCGCGACACATCGCAAGCCTTGCAGGAAATGCGACAGCAGTCATTCGAGACCAGGCAACTGCTAGAGCAAGTGAAGGCTCAGCAGGCGGCGCGGCCTGTACCGCAGGTTCCGTCTCCGGCAGCGCCCGCGCCTCAGCAATAACCGAAGCCCCTCCCAGCGAGGGGCTTTCTGTTTCCACCCATCGCAGCATTAAGCCGAACCGCTGGCCATCTGCTACATTGGCCCTTTCTGACAGGGAGGGGTGGGGATGTTTTTACGTGGAATACTGCTGAGCGCAATGATGCTTTCGGTATCTGTGCAGGCTAATGAATGGCGTGACCCAAGCAAGAGTGAAGTGCGAGATATGAAGGGCGCTGCTGATCTCTCGTTGAAGGATGCGGGCTCCGCTAAGTTCCAGGCGCTCAGGGCGAGAGCGGCTCTCGACGGAAAAAGCATAGTTATCTGCGGTTTGGTGAATTCCAAAAACTCATACGGCGGCTATGCAGGTTATGAGCCATTCATCTTCGACAGCGAAGACGGCGGCAGCTTTAGGACTGCCGCAGACCCTAGTTGGAAGATCGTAATCGAGGCTGTTTGCCTCCAATAATTAACACCATTTCAAGAACCCGCTTCGGCGGGTTTTTTTATGCCTAAAGGAAAGTGCCATGGTAGACATCGCCAGCCTAGCGATTCAAATCGACACGAGCGATGTTGCCCGCGCGGAAGGCGACCTTGAGCGGCTTGGCTCGAAAGGCGCCAAGGCCGAGCAGGCCGCAAAAGGCGTTGGTGATGCCTATCAGCAGGCATCCGGCAAGGTTGGCGCTGTTGCAGGGGCTGCAAGTAAAGCCGGTACCGCGCTAGAGCGCAATTCTGTTGCCGCGCGCGAGAACGCCAGGGAGCTTGCGTCCGTTGATCGCACCGCCTCGTCCCTGTCCGGCTCAATGTCCAAGCTCGGCGCTACGCTGGCCGGCCTGACTGCCGGGATGAGCATCAAGGGCATCATCGACATTTCGGACAACTACGGCCAGATGGCCGACCGAATCAAGATGGCGACCGACTCCACCGAAGAATATCGGATGGTGCAGGAACGCCTGCTGCAGTCGGCAAACAAGACATACCGCCCGCTTGCTGAGGCGCAAGAACTTTACATCCGCACCGCTGATGCTATCCGCTCGCTTGGCTATCAGACGAAAGACGCTCTCGATATCACCGACAGCTTCAGCTATCTGCTCGTCACCAACGCCGCGTCCGCTGACAAAGCGTCGAACGCCATCGATGCCTACTCGAAGTCAATCCAATCCGGACGCATCGAGGTTGATAGCTGGCAGTCGTTGATTGCAGCAATGCCGTCAGTTGTTGAAACACTGTCACGCTCGCTCGGGAAGTCAGCAGAAGAGATCCGCAAGCTCGGGATAACCGGCAAGCTGTCGCTCTCTGATCTGAACGAAGGCCTTCGCCAGACTGTCGACGCGAACCAGAAGCTGGCTGACGGCATGGGCACCACGCTCAACGACGCGTTGGTGCGGGCAAGTAACAACATGTCCGCGTACCTCGGTGAAAGCTCGAAGGTAACGGCCTCGTCGCAGCTGCTATCGAATGCGCTAGATGGGGTGACAGGCAATATTTCGACGATTGCGAGCGTTCTTGGCGGGGCGGCCGTTGCGGCGATAACGCGCTATACGGTAGTCACAGCCAAGAGCACATACGCCTCCCTACAGAATGCGAACGCGGCCAGAGGGCAGGCGGCCGATCAGCTGCGCTTAGCCCAGGCTCAAGTCGCTACCACCACTGCAGCAGTCGCCCAGGCTCGCGCAAACGCCGGTCTTACTGGCAGCGTTGGGCAGGTAACAGCCGCCCTAGTTGCCCAGGAAGCGGCACAGAAGCGCTTGGTTGCAGCTCAGGCATCGTCAGTAAGTCTCGGCCGGACTGTGCTTGGGCTGGCTGGCGGCTGGGTTGGTATCGCACTTTCTGCCGGTGCGGTAGCCGCATCGTTCTATGATTGGAGCGACAGCGCGGACGAGGTTCAGCGGTCGGCTATCGACCTGACAGGCCCGCTAGACACTCTGATCGATAAATGGAAGGAGCTTGGTGACGCCCAGCGCGTCACCATGGGGCGGCAGGCTGAGCAGGATCTGAAGGCCACCACGCAAACCATGGTGGAAGAGGCCGCCAAGGTCGAGGCTGCGTTTTACAAGCTTGGCAACG